TAGTTTTATGACACCATCTACGATGTCACTGCTTATCAGCAGTATGTGTCGTCCAAACCCTGGGTGTATGACAATTACATTCGCATCCCAGAGCGTCGTCCAGTGTGGTTATCGTAATAATTTGACACTTTGTGAAATAAATGTTAAGATAAATACACACAAGAAGGAAACGCCTCAACTATTCGCGCCGCTTCTGTGAACTTATGTTGAGAATTATGACTGTAACTACAAACGACCGTGGTCAACAAAACATGTGGGCGACAGAGCCTACCATGTACATGACTAAAGATGATCTCGACAAGTACGGTATCGAGACACACAATGAGAGAGCTGAGAAGCTTAACGGACGCGTCGCCATGCTTGGCTTCGTAGCTGGTATGATTTCTTATGCACTGACTGGAAACCTTATCTTTGGAGTAATCTGATGAACGAAAAAGCTGAAAGACTGAATGGCTGGGCTGCTATGCTCGGCATCATGGCTGCACTGGGTGCTTATGCCACCACAGGTCAGGTCATCCCTGGTGTATGGTGATGTGGTTACTCGGTACAGGTTTATTAATGATGTGTACCGTGATAGCTGCAGCACTATTAACACAACAAGGCAACGAATGACTGAACTATTTTTTACTGTACTCTCTGTCACTATGATTGTGACTCTGTTTAAATCAGTTGAGAAGGTAGTTCCTACCCTCTAGTAGATTAAAACTGACAACTTAATAGTTTATAATTAGGGGTAAGACATTACCCCTATTTTTATGTCAGAAAAGTTTTACGTCTATAGCAAGAACAACTGTGGGTTCTGCGATAGGCTGACAGAGTTCATGGACTCCAAAGAACTAGAGTATGAAAAGTTTACACTGGACCAGGACTTCACAAGGGATGAGTTCATTGATAAGTTTGGATACAACTCTACGTTCCCACAGGTCTTGTTAAATAATAAAAACATTGGAGGGATGAAGGATACAGTCAGGTATATGATGGAGCACAACTTTGTATGATAGGTATCAACAGGGGGTTTCAGGCAATGATACCCCAACCAAAACAGAATGATGATAAGCAGCAGGAGGTATTCGGACACAGACTAAGGTTCTCCTTGTTTAATAAGGAGTTCAGGATCAGTTTTTCAGTAGTCAATAGGAGAAAGAAATGGCACCAGCAACGATCATCGCGTCGCAGGTCACCCTCATCCTTGGAATCGTCGTTGGGTGGCTAGCAGCAGAAAGGTTTATGGCCTTTATGGATAAGACCAGGCACCACTATGAGGAGTTGTTTGAGAAGAATCCACATCCTGAGATCTTTGACAGTGATGGGAAGCTAGACAGAGGAGAGTACACAGTTGTAAACTTTGATGCTGACTATGATCCTGATGAGTTTGACCCAGATGACATCCTTGAAGAAGGCGCTTGACAAGCGTCTTTTTTTGTGCCATAATAAGATCAGCGACCAGGGTAACCCCCATGATTTTAATAGATGCTAACCAGATTGCCATCAGCCATCTGATGGTAAGGCATAAGATTGAAAATGAAATTAACATTGACACTGTAAGACGGTCAATCATCCGTGTTCTTGCGCGTATTGCCAAGAGGTTTGGTGATGAGTACGGTAAAATGGTTCTTTGTTATGATGACAAGGACTACTGGCGGCGTCAAATCTTCCCTTATTACAAACAGAACCGCAAGAAAGAGCGCGAGAACTCTAAGTACGACTGGGACAAGGTGTTTTCCGTACTAAATAAGATTAGGGATGAGGTAAGGAGCAACTTCCCTTACCATGTCATTCAGGTTCAGGGTGCTGAAGCTGACGACGTCATTGCCTCACTTGTGAGAATGAACCTTCGTTCAAAACAACCCGAACCTATTCTTATTCTGTCCGCTGACAAGGACTTCATTCAACTTCATAGGTACCCACTTGTGAAACAGTATGATCCCATTCGTAATCGGTGGATTGAGAACTCTGATCCAGTTGGATTCCTTCAAGAGCACATCATTCGTGGTGACCGCTCCGATGGCATCCCCAACATTCTTACCTGTGACGATGCAATCGTTACTGGTAAGCCACAAAAGAAGATGAGTAAAGAGAAGATTTCTTCTCTGGCGAGCATGAAACCCGATGAATTCACAAATTTTATTCGTCTTCGCAACTGGAAAAGAAACTCTGAGCTTATTGACTTCAGTAAGATTCCAACACCTGTGGTGGAAAGAATCATCTCCTCTTATTCAAGGAGCAAACCATCTCAGTCACTTAAGTTAGAGTATTTTATTGACAACGACATTCAAGATTTGATTGAGGAATTTTCGTAAACATGGCTAGACCAGCAACCCCAAAGCTGCCAGTCCCAAAGACACTTATCTCTGAGGTACTGCAGCGCGCATCAAATGCCAAGACTAAGGCAGAAAAAGTTAAGATCCTTAGAGAATACAAGTCTCCTGCACTGACAAAGGTACTCCTTTGTAACTTTGCCAAGAACATTAAGTTTATGTTCCCAGCAGGTAAGACACCATTCACTCCAACAGAAAGACCTAAGGGTGTTGACCATCAAAGACTATTCACTGAACACCGTTTCATTGATAAGTTTATTGCCAAGAAGGTTAGAGGCGTTGTCTATTATGGTTGCTCTGGGACCACACGCCCACGCATCCAACAGATTAAAAAAGAACAGCTGTGGGTGCAGCTGTTGGAAGGATTACACCCTGAGGAAGCAGCAATGCTCGACCTTGTAAAGGATGGTAAGCTAACTGATCGCTATAAGATCACCAAGCAAAACGTTATTGACGCATTCCCTGAACTGCATTTAGATCGCGATGAACCAGCAAAACCTAGAGCACCTACTGAAACAGCTCAAGCAGCTGACAAATGAACTTGAGTCAGAAATCTATTCTGACCCAGAATCTTATGTGTTGAACCTTGACTACTCAGAGGTGCTCAGTTATCATGAGCACAACGACGACGATTGGGAGGGACTCTAATGGGACTCAGAAAGAAAACGATTAGACTTGTGAATAAGGTACTGCATGATCCAAAGAAACGAGATCTCTACAGTGAGGAAGAAATTGCTTACATGGAGAGACAAGTTGTTCTTCTCGAAAAAGAGAGGAGAGCTAGAAAGATCCATCGAAGAAAGGAGAAAGGATTCGGGAATGAGTAATGTGAATTTGATCTCCTGTACCCAAGGTGCGGGGGAACTTGAGGGCCGAGGTCCTCAAGAAGTTATTAGTTATGTTGCAAGGGTTTCTAACCCACACAACCAACAAAACTTCAGGACTTCTGCAGGACTTCTCAAGTACTGCATCAAGCACAACCACTGGAGTATCTTTGAAACGGTGTCAATGACTCTGGAGTTGAATACCAACCGTGGTATCGCAGCTCAGGTCTTGCGTCACCGTTCTTTTACCTTCCAAGAGTTCTCACAACGGTATGCTGACACGAAACTTCTAGACCAGACCATCCCTATCCCAGACCTGAGGAGACAGGATGATAAGAATCGTCAGAACTCTATTGACGACCTACCACCTGGTGTGAAGACAGATTATTACAAGAAGATTGCGAAGCACTTCGATGACAGTATGTCATTGTATAATAATCTACTAGACAATGGTGTGGCAAAGGAAAGTGCACGTTTTGTGTTGCCCCTGGCCACACCCACCAGGATCTACATGACAGGCTCATGTCGTTCATGGATTCATTACATCAATCTGAGGACTGCTAATGGTACTCAGAAGGAGCACATGGAACTGGCTGAACAGGTCAAGACAGTGTTCACACAAGTATTCCCAGACGTTGCGGAGGCATTAGAGTGGCAAGTTACCCAGTAGTAAATAAAGAAACTGGCGAACAGAAAGAAGTCAGGATGAGTGTTCATGATTGGGACCAGTGGAAACTGGACAACCCTGATTGGGAACGTGACTACTCTGACCCATCAACACTCCCAGGAATGGGGGTGGAAGTCGGTGACTGGAGACAGAAACTGATGAGCTCTAAACCTGGCTGGAAAGATGTTATGAACAAAGTGAAGAAAGCAGGTCGACGCAATC